ACGTGCAGGGAGCCAGTTACGGACCTATACAAGTCATCTGCAAGTTTAAGGTCTGATTCATGCTGCGCGGTTCTTTTAGCTGACTCTTTAGGGTCCTTTATATTTACTATCTGATCTTGGTAGTCTTTGGTCATATCCTGTTTCATCTCTTTTAGACCTTTGGCTCCCATTTTCTTAAAGCCATCATGAGCCCTTATCATGCCGCTAGCTTTGAATCTATAGTCTGTAACAAGCTTTTGAGCATCCTTGACTACAAATGACTCTATTACGTCATAAGGAACCAGCAGGGCCCTTTGCTTGGTGAAGCTTCCGCCGGTCATTGATTGTTCAACTACAGCGTCTAAGTTCATGTAGTCGTCGCTTTCTCTTAAGATCTTCTCTAAAGAGTCCTCAGCGGTCTTGAAAGCCTTAGCTGGATTTAAGCGTCTCTTTCTCTTCAAACCTGCTTTGGTATGTGTGACGAACCTATTACCCATAGTGTCAATCCAATGAGCACGCCCTTGGGAGGTGCTGAGGTATTTCCTATCAAACTTCCTTGTTAGGTATTCTTCAAGCTCTTTGTCTGTAAACTTACCCTCGATTATCCCTCTCTCTCTCATCTCTACGACAAGGTCTTTCATGGGCTTTCTGTACAACTTGACTGCTTGGTTAACCTCAGCTATATCATCAACATAGTTTGAGTCGTTCATCCCTCGGGCCACTCTCTCGTTGAACTGTCTAAAGGATAGTTTACCCTCTGGGGTTTTAAAGAGGGACTTTAAAGGAGAGGTTTGAGCGTGCTTAAGGTACAGTTTATTGTATTTGTCATTATCTATGGCAATAGCGTGGGCATCATCTTTTAAGAAGTCTTCTACAATATCCTCTCTGGCTACTCCGTCTACTTCTCCTTTGGTGGTGTAGTTATGGTCTAGGAATTGGTTACCAAACTTCTTCATAGTCTTGGAAGGAGAAGTTATTGTTCTAAGGGCCGGGGGCCTAAGGAATTGTGGGCCCGAGGATATTTTAGCAAAGTTCTCGTTTATACGGGCCAAACCTGGGTCTGCTTCTACAGTAGCGGCTGAACCCCCTGACCTAAAGATAGTATTACCGTCTGCGTCAACTCCAGCGACTATAACATCGTCTTTCAATGCATCTGAGACACCTCGTGAGGCAGCAAGACGAGCTGGCTTAGACATGGTGGCAATAGAGGCTCCTAATAATCCACCAAAGATGGTCTCTATGGAGGCATCTACTATGGAGTCATTTAAGGACCTTCCGTCCTGGTTTGCCTGGAGAATTGTTTCTCTCGATACCCCACCCACTGACGAGTACGCAGCGCCTTGCTTAAAACCTTGAGCGGCCTTTCCTACCCTAGTGGCGGCAGTTATTCCCTTTAAAAGAGGGATGGCAGCTAAAGGGTCGGCAACTACAGCAAGACCAACAGCTCCGAACTGGGTCCACCCTGAGGCCCCATCTAGCCTTTCTCTTAGGCGGTCCTCTCGGTCGATGTTGTCTCTTATTCTATCTATAGAAGGCTGTGTGTGGTCTCCTATGAAGCTTATGGCATGTTCTTCATACCCTTTGGGTACGTTCTCAATCCCCTTTAGAAGCTCCAGGTCGTCTTCTCCTCTATTTATAGACGCCTCGGCAGCTATTTCAGCTACATTGCTAACAGTATTGTACAGCTTAAAAGAAGCATCCAGTGCCTCACCGAAGCCTGTGCTCGACTGAGGTACGTCATCGTCACTAATGTTACCGGGTTTAGTTATACTAAAGAGTTGGCTTTGGTCAATGATAGGCACTTAGAATCTCCCCTTCTTTCTGAACGGATCTGAAAGGTCTTTCTCAGGACCTTTTAAGCTGTCTATAACAGGATTAAACCCCTCATCGAAGTTAATTCTGGCAAAGTCACTTAAGCCCTTTGCGAAATCAGAGATACCTACTTCCTCTCTAAGTGCTTGAATATTAGGGAAAAACCTCTTTATCTCCCCTGTCTCTGGGTTTGTCACAGGGACATCTACTGAAGTGCCTCCTCCTGTGTCTCTCCTAACTGTAGCAACATAGCTAATAAACTCAGTTCTGGTTCCATCAGGGTTGGTTATGAAGTTTCCACGTGTTGCGTTATCCGAAACAAGCCGGAGGTCTTTTCCCTTAACCCCTGGTACTAGTTTTAAAATGTCATCCTCAAACTGCTTTCTAAACCCTTCAGGGTTGTCTGCAGCCTCTTGAAAGATTTGCTCAGGAGCTGCGAACATATATTCATCTTCCCCATTAATAGAGGATACAGCATGGGTTTTGTTCATTTGCTTGGCAGCTAGCTTGAGAGCCTCTCCGGCATCGTCAGTCCTCGGGAAGGCAGCCTTTACTAGCTTGAAGTAAGTATTGACCGCGTCTTGGGAGACAGGCTTGTTACCAAAGAATAAGCCTTCTGCATCAGAGTAGTCAGCCAAGTGCTCTCTCATTCTATCTAGCCTAAGAGTGTCTTGGGTCCTGAATGCTACAGCCCTAGCGTTTTTAGTTGCTTGGTCTACTAGTACAGTTTCCCTTGCTTGGGAGATTGCAGACGCTGGGGTCATTCCTCCTCTTTCCATCAAGGTCTCTGCTTGTTCAGCAATAGCCTCTGCATCAGCTGAGAACCCAGAGTGGTCTAAAGCTTTGCCGTTCTTATCCCTCACAAGGGTGTAGGCCCCTACTGCATCCCTGGCGTGGTCTGTGCCTCCATGAATTAAAGCAGAGTCCAGCTCTTGGCTGATAGCCCTTATAGGTGCTTTGTAGGTTAACGCCACTTGGGCCTTACCTGCCAAGTCAACGTCCTTCCCAGCCTTCTGGCCTTTAGCTTCAATGGCATTGTTGAAGTGCGCATCTCTGTCCTTTAAAGGAATATCCTGAGTGGACAGGCCTGAATCAAGTAGCCCTGAGATGTTAGACATCTTTAAGAACTGTTTGTTCTGAGCCGTTGTCTCTTTGATATACTTAGCCTTAAGCAGTTTAAAAGAGGGTTCAGACAAAGCGGACTTCTGCTGTAGTAGCTCGTCTTCTCTTAATGCACCTGCTTCAATCCTGGTTCCTAGTTCTTCAGCCAGGACCGCAGACTCTGTGGCTTGGTCTTGAGCATATTGCTGAACTGCTCGGTCCGCTTGAATCTTATCAGAGGCAACCTTAGCATGTAGTTGAGTTGCAAGCTCCTTTCTTTGCTCTTCAGGGATGCCAAGGGCTTTTGAACCCTGTGACAACGCCTGCTGAGCAACTGCTGAGTTAGTTTGTATGGTGTTTGACAAAGACCTAAACCTGGCAGTCTGTGAGAACGAGTTAGCTCTATCTGCTCTTTGTTGTTCGTTGATGAACCCTGCTGCTAGAGAGTTGTCTAACATAATAGCTGCTTTTGACTCGTGATGTCCTACGTTCTCTATGCTGTCGTTGATAGCTTCTTGTAAAGTAGAGCCAAGCCCGTTGTCTAGTCCTGCGACTGAGAAATCAATCTGCTGAGACCTTGCCACTCGGAGGGAAGATATTTGATTGTTAACGACGTGACTATTGAAAGATGACCTAAACTGAGCCGCTACCTCAGGGTCTGTAATGTTGGTTGCATACCTTTCAATCAAAGCTGAACCTATATCACCAATATCCTTGGTCATGTTCTGAAACATAGGGTTGCCATGTTTATCTGTAACTTGGTTTTGCCTGTCCTGCTTTAGCTGGGCAAACTCCAAAGATGCATCTGCTGTTAGGCTACTTAGCTGACCTGTTTGATGGGCCTTCTTAGTTTGGTTAAAGTAGTCCTGACCTTGTCTGGTTATCTGACTTCCTATCTGGTCCATAACATTAGCAACAGGGTTTGAGGACAGCTGCAAACTACTAGAAGCAACTTCACGACCCAGCTGAGCAGCTCCCTGGGTGTCGGCTGATACAAAGGCCTGGGAGTTTTGGAAGCCCGCTCCTGGTCTGGTAATGGCTACCATTATTTGCCTCCTTGCATGTTTAGAATACTTTCAGTCTTAGGCTGCACATTCTGGAATGTATTAAACAGCTGTGAGAAACCTCCCATCAGGCTTGCCTTTGAACTGCGTGCCGCTTGGGCTTTGGTAACCTGGCCTTGATACTCAGCAGCTCTGGCTTGGTTCTCAAGGTTTGTGATCCTTGATTGACGCTGAAACTTGGCAGCTCTTGTTTCATTCTCGGCATCTATCTTGATATTAGAAATGGCGCGGTCAAAGGCAGACAGAGTCTCATTCTGAATGTTTAAGAAGCTGCCACTGGATACTGAAAACCCGGACACAGCTTGCTGGGCCATCTGAGAACCCAACAGACGGCTATATTGGCGGCTGGTGGCCTGTAGGTTACGCTTGACATTTATGTTCTGTATACCCTGGTTGAAGACCCCTTCTTTCCTAACCATATTCTGTGAGTTCCTTAGAGCTTCAGCGGTCATCGCTGACCCACTGGCAGACGCACTGCCGGCCTGAAGAATAGAGTTAGATGCAAGATTTGCAGCGAACATCTTGTTAACTGACCCTAATATCTCTAAATCAACTCCAGTTTGTAAGTCTTTTATAGTCTTCTCAGTCATTATTTTCTAGCCTTAAAGTTTCCAAATATTCCTGTAACAACACAGGGGTGAGGGCTCGAGGTTGATACAGTAAGTGTGGGGGTATCTGAAAAGGACACACTTGGGTATTCTACAACACCACTTGTCAAAGGGACTTTTGTATCCATGTTCTGAGTGGTGCTGTACCCGTCCACATCTTCTACGTTAAGATCAGGAACAACAGACTCTTCAATACGGACCCTAGGGGATTGCCACTCTCCGCTGTAACCTGACATTTGTCCTTCTACTGTTTCAAGAGCTGGCTCAAGTATTGTTATGATAGTATCATAAGGAAGACCTATTACAACCTCCCCTGCTTTGTTGCGTAATGTTATAGACCCACTAGCGACGGTTAGATCTGAAGGAGAGGCTCCGTCTGTTTTTAACCTGACAACTTTTCCTTCCAAGTGATCTAAACCCGAGAAAGTGGTAAGCATCTCCCAAGCTCTCCCTCCTGAGCCATATGCATTGAAGGCCGAAGTATCTACTCCGGTCAGTTCAAAAGTATTAGCAGTGACCCCTCCTATGGTAAAAGGGAAATCATTCAAGCTTGACATATTAGTACTTGTGCTGACCAGGTCGGCTGGCAAAGGGTCTACCAGTTTCTTTATAATAACCTCATCTCCATTTGATAATCCATGGCCGGCTATTGTTACAACAGCTGTGGATGCAACTGATACATCTGTTATTATCAGTTCATTACTAACAGTAAGAGAGCAATCAGTGAAGATGCTTAAATCATCTCCAGGAAGGGTATCGTCAAATATCTCTATATAACGCTTGGTAACTCCATTGATCTTTCTTCTAACTATGACATAAACCTCTGTACTGCCCGAACTCTGTGAGGTAGATACGTCTTCAAAGTAACCATCTGTAACAAACCTAGTCCAAGCAAGGACTGATTTAGTTTTATTATAAGTCCCGCAAAGAAGGTTTCCATCTCCTGTGACAGCATATATAATAGAATTAGGCTCTTTAGCATAGGCAACAGATATAATACCAGAAGAAGTAAGATGAGAAGATATGAAATTAAGATCATCACTCTCATACCCTTCTTTGTTGAAGTCGTACCTCAAGTTGTGCATCTTTTTACCAGACTGCTGGATGAACAAAGGTTCTCCATTGATGTTAATTACCTTTTGAGTCTTTCCTCCGCTGGTTCCGCCAATCCTGGAAGTAGCAGAGGAAGGGGTTAAACCTGCGTTGGTGCTTGAGACTATGTTATACTCTCCTGAGTCAGTGCCTACTGTTAGGTCTTTACCAGAAGATATCCAAGTAATGGTGCCAGGAGAGTCTCCTATTAGTTTCCCTTCAATGGCATCTTCATCGTCTGCTTGTCCGCCAAAGGATTCAAGCAAGTCTATCTCTGATAACCTTACAACCGCGGGCTCAGCCGGGGTGCCTCCAAATACAGACCTTTGTTGGTGTAGTCCCACTGCTGCTGGATACCCTCTTGCTGATGTCCAGGTGGGGGTTTCAAGGGACCAGCTTGAGCTTGCATCCAGGTCATTCAAAGTAGTAAGAACTTCAGCATCTACGTCCTGAGCACTGTTTACTGTAATTACCTGAAGGACTCCGCCATTGGATTTTATGTATCTGCCAACATCTGCTGCCCTAAAAGTATCTACACCTAGTCCTGCTAGTATCTTCCGTATGATTCCCCCTGAAGAGTAAGCTTCGAAGTTGGTAGATACAACGTCCGCTCCTTTGTCTGTTTTAAGTACAATAGTTGTGGAGTTTGTTACTGAAGCGGTGTACGTGTTTCTATTAAGCTGAGTGGTGCCTACTATATCATTTACGATGAACTCATCTCCGTCGACAAGGCCATGGGCAGCTCCTGTGGTAATAGTAGTGGTGGTAGATAAGGTAACCCCGGATATGGCGGTTCTGACCCCTTTTGAACCTGCTTGGTGCTCTGGTCTTACGTTAACAACCGCACCCAGTTGAAGCCCTGAGATCTCTAAGCTGACTACAGGAGTCAAATCAATTGTCCAATCTCCGGAAGAGATGGCGGAGGTACTATCAAAGTTTTCTATAATGTCAACAACAGCTACCGTGGTGGAAGTAATAGAGGTAATGGAAGCACGCCCTGTTCCTCCTGTAGTATTGTTTACCACTTGACGGCCCATGTCTCCTTCAAGGAACACGGCAGACCCTGCTGTTACATTAACACCAATCCCACTGGTAGCTGCAGGGGTAAGAGTAACGGCAGGACTGTAACCGGACTCGTAAGTAGGGGGAGGATAAAAAGTCACCTCAGAAACCGCCCACGCTGTTGAGCTGGTTGCTGTAATCTTATTTGGAGCAACTGCAATATGGGTTAAATAGCTAACATTGTCTGTTTGCTTGAACTGAACAGTAGATAACTGGGCAGTGGTATAAGGGGAGACTATCTCTTGTATCTTCTGAATAGTTCCTCCAGAGACATAGGTAGTAAAGGCAGAGGTGTCTACGTTTGCCCCCGCTAGGGTGGTCAGTTCAAAGGTGTTTGTAGCGGTGGCGGCTACAACATAAGGAGTAACTGAATTAACCTCTGTCATCCCTACAGTAGATGCTATGTAAATCTGAGAGCCGTTGGACAATCCGTGCCCGTTAGAGGTAACAACCCCGGGGTCTGCTGAGGTTATACCAGTTATAACAAGAGCAGTTTCCAGTTGCTGAGCGCCAGCGGGAGCTACGAACCTGATCTTCTGGTTTGCAAACTCAAGCTGGTACCCACTAGTTGAGGTTAACTGAGACGGTACTAGCACAGAGGCAGCACTAGAGTCAAGAACTTCGCAAACAAACCTAGTCCCTGCTCTTCTGGCTGCAGCCCCTTGTAGTAGAACTATGGCGTTTGTTAGCTCTAACGCTCCGTCTCTATGTTCAGTAGTATTAAACTGAGAATAAAGAAGAGGAGAAACCTCACCTTTCGAGAAGGATGTCTTATGTACGATTCTTTCGCCCATTATAAACCTATATCAGTTAGGTGACCAGAGATGATGCTCTTAGAGCTTCCTTGTTTAGCGTCTTGTCCTTTATGTGTAAGTATAGTTGATTTATAGAGATTTGCAAACTTCTCAGCCGCTTTATCATCAGTTGCTAAAGGTTTGGCTAACCAAGAGCTTAGTAACAGGATAACACAGTCGGTCAGGTATGTACCAAATCGCTCTGAATCAGTTAGCAAGGAGATATACTTAATGTCAGCTGTAGTCTCATTGGCCAGTAAGAAGTCTCCCTCTATGTCATACGCTATGTCCTTCTGTCTGATGCCATTAATTGATATCATTTTCAAGCACTTAGGGTCTACAGGAAGCTGGTATTGGTACGAGTATTCGAACGCTGGAACGGTGGTTGATTGAGCTAGTGATGCTCTCTTAATAGTGGAGCGAAATCCGCCGTCAATAGAGGCCTTTTCAACAGCAAAACTAAAGTAAGCTTTGCACGTCTCCGCGGCTTTACCTGGGTCGTCTATGCTTGTTATCCGGTCTTTAGATATATTAAGCAAGGACATGTTACACATTTCAGTAGTTGATGCCATATTCTTATCATCTTATTAATAAAAGGTGGGCCTAGACGATTCTAAGCCCTTCCTTCATTTACTTCGGACTAAGTTCTTGCGATTTGAACCAAAGCTTCAATTGTACCAGCGGCAGTGGTTGCCTCTGAAGCAGTTAGAGCTAGGATAATCGTAGCATACTTAGGGCGAGCAGTTAATCCTGCAAGTTCCCAAACTTTCTGAGTTGCAGTGGAAGTAGCTTTGGCTGCGAACCTAAATTCAGTCAAGGCAGTTGCACCGTCATTAACATCAATAGCTACTTTCAACGCGTCTTCGTCTAGTTCATCAGCTGACGTTGCAATAGTTACGCCTGAACCGGCACCTGGGTAGAAACCCAAGTTTAAGTCACCAGTCGTACCTAAATCTGCAACAGCTACTTTAACACTGATCAATAAAGCGTCAACAGGTAATTCTAGTAATTGGATTACTTCATTATCTGCGACAATCGTGGGGGTTGTAAGGGTTGCTATAAGGTGTTGAATGTTAGCACCTTGCCCTTGTGGACCAAGACCATCAGCGCTTGCGCTAATAGTTAGTTGGTCTGATAAAATTACAGCCATTAGTTGTTCTCCTTTAAGAGTTTAGTTGATTACTAGATAGGATTACATGCGATAGTACAAACACTTTCAGCATACAAGCGAACTGCACCAGCTGCTTCCATGACTGCAATAGTATCAGGTGAACCAACCAAAGTACGGTCTGGACCGATATCAACTTTTAAGTTTTGATATTGACCTAAGATCATAGCTTTCTCTGACATCAACACTACTCTCTGATCTGCACTGGCATCAACACCGGTACCTTCATAGGCAAGGAAATTAATCCCCAAGTACCCAGAAATACCTTGTACAACACCTGGACCTTCCAAAGGACGTCCCATGCGGAAATCACCACTAGTAGTTTCAGGGTATTGACTCAAGCTCATTATCTGAGAAATAGGAGCAATACAGGTTAATCTTTGGCTACCAGAGTGACCATAAGCTGCACCCATTTTGGCGATTGCAGATTTTAACTTACCTGGAGTAAGGCCTACGTCACCGCTTATTGCGTCATAGTTATGATCATTAACAAGCACAGCCAAAGACAAAGCTTCAGTTGTTGCAGTGTTATTTTCAGTGATAATAGAATTACCTATAATAGCGTTCCAAATAGTCTCATCTAACTGACGAGCCAAGGCACTAACAGCATCTCTCACTTTTGCTGACTTAGGGTCTTCGGCGTTCTTGATGAAATCTTCAACGTCAGTAATACCAAACCATTCATGAAATTGCTCTTGTAGTTGATATCTACGAGAGGTCGTATCTTGAGCAACACGTCTTTCATTCCGTACTGTCTTACGAGTAGCGGTCGCGGTGCCTTGTTTGTCGATATAAGTCTTATTACCAGTCATTTGCTCGATGTTGCAAACCTGCTTTAAGATCGTACCTGTTTGTTGTGCTTCGGCGCGATAGCCGCTCATGTACATGTTCTTATGTACATCTGAGTATGAACCATTAACTGCGGACATTTGCTGTCTCCTAATTATTGTTTATAGTAAGGGTTCTCGACTGCTTGTCCTGTAAAGGGGCTTGTCTACCATATCGTAGGATGACGGCTAATTAATCTAGGGGCCTTAGCGGGGCTTGTCCTATGTTTACAAAGAAGCTGCTATAACATTTAAGTTATGGAATATCTCTTTATTAGTAAAATGATCAGGGTGAGTAGGGTCTGATCTTGAGTTAATAAAGTCTCTATCAGACTCATACTTAAGAATCTCAGCCTTTGCTGCTGCTGGGGTCATTCCTTGGGCTGCGTTACCTGTCCCAACTGAACTTCCTTCCTTAGACGCAATGGCAAGCTGGCTGACCCACTTTAGAAAGACAGGGTTATTAATAACTGTGTTGCTCGTAATCTGCTCAACAAGCTCTGGGCTTGACTGATGATAAGAAGTAAGGTACTCTTTAATACCGTCTATATTATCTTGGTAACTGGAACCCCACTCATCCTTTAAGATTTGACGGTTCTGTATTACCTGGGCCTGTTGCTGAACCTGAGCTTTCTCTAACATCTGAACCCTAAATGCAGTGGCTGCACTTGCTTGTTCATTTGTTAATCCGCTCTCGTGAGCTATCTTTTGAAACTCACTCAGCTCATATGAAATATGTGGCATAGCTTGTGCCAGGCTCTCTGGTATTCCAGAATACAAGTCATAGCCTTCGGCTGTTTCCGGGCGACCAGCTTTGTCATAGAAGTCGTCCGAACCTTTAATGGCAACCTCTGGCATGTCCTTTAGTTGCTCTAGGAACTTAGCTCTGTCCTCGGCGGATGTCTCTTCCGTAGGGATACTAACTCTGTCCCCTATCTTGCTCTGTAGGTGTAGGTAACTCTTAGCCAAAGACTCTATGTCCTTGAAGTCTTTCAAGTTACTTTGTCCATATGTCTCTTCACTGAGTCCCAGCATATTTGACAACTCTTCTTGCTGGGCAGTCTCAACCACAGCTTCAGAACTCGTCTCGGCAACCACTTCTGGTGTTGAATCAGTTGATTGCTCTGGTGAATCATCTAAGATATTACTCATCGTCTATTTCTCCGTACTGTACCGTTAGGGTTTCTGGTTCTTTATGAACATTAACCAAATGCCACAAATCAAGAATCAGCTCTTTTTTACCAAGGTTGTATTGTGTACATTCATTCTTAACACTTAAAGCTGTCGGAAAGACATAATCTTCTAGCAAAAGGTCTAATGCAATCTTTCCAATTCCTGCTGAAAAAGCTTGCCTATACACTTGTTGCTTCTTGTTAATATCCACTAAGAACCTCCTAAAGATCCACCTTTGGGCGCTTTCGCTACCGAGTCCATCATCAAATTACCCTGCTCTATAGCTGTTTGCTTCTGCTGAGCCTCTGCTCTTCTCTGCTGAATCTCAGCTACCATTTCTTTTGTCCTTACAAAGGCCGTGGGGCCTCCTAGGGTCCTTGCTGCAATCCTAAGTCCTTCTTCTAAATCAAGGACATCCCCTGCTATAGTCGGGTCAACTTGACTATACTGTAGGGCAATTTGGAAGATCTCATTAACATTTGTAAGATCTTGTATCTGTTGTATCCTGGCAAGCTGGTTAACAAACTTGATATTTATGTTAACACCGGGGCTCATCTCGTTGACTGCCGAGTTTAACTCTTCAGGCATAGGAGGGAACTGCCCAGCCCTTAGCAAGATACTGAACACTCTTTGAATAATAGGCTCTAGTTCTTCATTAATTATACGGGCAACTACACTTCCCAGTACTTTGTTTATCTCGGCCTGTCTAACTCCCACTTCGAACTTGGTCATCTCCCCTATCTCTGTACGCTGGGGCATGATTATCTGATGGAGATGAAACAACTCTTTTATAGAGTTCTCTAGTTGTTGAGAGTCATACCTGTAATACTGAGGGTCTCCTCCGATATCTAAGGCCTTTATTTGATCAACATCTGCTACGGCGGTTAAAGAACCCGGCTTAAGGAAGCTATTCCCTAGGATATTAACATCTGAAGTAACCATTGGACTCAAGGTTTTTAAAGCAGTAGCTTTTAATCCTAGGTTATGAAGCTCGTTAAGTCTCTGCACCATTGGTAAAGCAAGGTGACCCCTTCCTCTTCCATATTTCTCTCCAGATGTAACAGACCATCTTGAGACTGTTACTGGGAATTCATAATATCCCCCTTCTTTTATAACATGACCGGTGCCGTGCTCTATTATAAAGGATGCAATAGGTTGCTGCTTCTCGCTTGGTGACCGACCGTTCTTATCTACCTCTACTTGATCAAGCTCTCTGCTGTATATTGACTGTACAATCTTAACAAGCTTGTTAGGGTTCTCTTCATACTGCCTCATTAAGTCTTTCGATAAGGCTTCTTTTCCAAACTCTTGAATTAACTGTCTGATTGTCTTCTCTGTTTTTATATGTATCTCATCTACTACTCGGTCTTTGTTAATCTCCCAAGCGCAAGAGGCTACGTGATGAGAAGTAACCCGGAGACCTTTATAAGCCCCTCCTTTTGATTTCTTCTCCTCGGTCATCAATATCTTACAACCAAGAGCAGTTAGCTGATCATACCCTTGTATATTCTCTGTCACAAAGTTAGACTCAGAAGATGACAAAGAGCGTGTCATAACCTTGTTAACAACTTCATACCATTCTGAAACTCTAGGTATTAGATTTAAATCTGGACCTTGGCTGATCTCCTGCTGTACTTCATTCCATGCAGTAGAAGGGCCACTTAAGGTTGAGTGTAGGATACTGCTAAGGGTGTTTGCAGCAGTTGCTCCTGTCATGTCATAAAGTCTTCTTGTTCTTTTAGACCCGGGGGCGCTATCAGACATCCACCCGCTATCGAATATCCCGTACTGATTGTTTAGCATGTGCTCTGTGATTTCTTTATAAGTACACATTGCAGCTAACCGCTCCGAGCAGTTAAAGGACATCTCAGCTCTTTCTAGGTGATCTAGCTTTTCCATATTCTCTAATTCCCTAGCAGGCTTTTGGTAAGAAGAAGGCTTTGATCTGCCTCTTGGGATAAGCTAAGTAACGAAGAGTCTGCGGAGTTCTTCCGCCTCTTCCTTGCCCTTATCTTGGCGGCCTCTGCGTCAATTATATTATCGTTGGTCTTGTTCTCATATTGAACAATAGGAGCAGGTGGTGGTGCGGCAGGGGCGGCGCGCAACGGCCTGTCGTCTTCAAGTACCCCTGAGAAAAGACTGCCTGCTACTTGTCCTGCTATAGCCATTGTAATCGGGTCTGACATTTAACTTCCTTTATTTATATTTATTGGTTTAAGGAACTCTAGTAATCTCTCTGTCCTGGAGTAGATTATATCTAGCCCAAGCTTGTGTCTTATTCTATTCTCAAGCCTAGTAAAAGAGCAGTGCACGCCTCCTAACAAAGGAGAAGAAAGAAGAACTATAATAGGTAAAGATATGTACCATTCTTCATTGTATATTAATAACCCAATAGAGAGGGTTAACATTATTATAACCATATTATGACAGGTAATTACTAAGAGTAACAGCCACTTTAATCGAGATTGACACATAAGCTGATGCTCCGAATAGTAATATTGTTAGTTTCTGCTTTAGCAGGTCATCAGAGTAGCACAGGTACACTACTGTGGTTATTAAAATAAAGACCGTTAGTATACTAGTAATCATAAGGGTCAAAGTCCCAAGTTACAGTCCTTAGTCCTGCCTGCTTATAGAAATGAGAAGAGCTTGAAAGATGAGCTTCTGTACACATTCTAATTGCATCTGCTGCATGATTATAGTCAGAAGGGGCAGCTTGTTCTGTAAACACACGAGCTGACCTGTTGTACTGACGATGATAAAGCTCTAGGTTCTTAAGCCCTTTGTGACACTTCGCTTCATCAAAGCACCACTTTGTAAGATCTTTCCTAACCCCTTCAATGCTGGCATATACATCGTTAGTCTTAGGAACTACGTCCGATACTCCACCTGGCTTAAAGGATATCAGAGATTGGTCAAAGAACACTTTATAGGCTATAACTACCCGGCCTTTCTGCTTCTGCTTTGCATCATGAGGCAGCCAGTGAGTTCCGTAGGTGTATCCTCTGTCTTTTAGCATCTGACCCAGGAAGTCAGTTCCTGCCATAACATCTTCAAAGTAATCTATAAAGTGTACTGTGTTTCCTACTGTCTGTCCAAACCAGCAGACCGTATCTTTGGCACCCCCTAGATCCCAGTAAGTGTCTACGGGGTAAGCTGAGTCATAGGCGTAATGACCTATGCGTCCTTCTAAGTGGGCTCTCTCGATTAGGTCTGCATAAAAGGAACCACTTATCCCTGTGGCGAAAGAACAACCGTACTCTCTTTCTATATCCTCTATGGTCATAACACCACTTGATATAAGGTCTTCAAAGTAGTCATCTTCATAGATCTTGTGATAGTTAGGTCTGTCTTTAAAGTAACACTGAGCTTCAGCCACATACCACTTACTGCTTCTCTTGGCATGTTTGTACATATCATAAAAGTGATTGTGACCATTTGGTGTGCTGTTAATCATAAGCCAAGTATTTTCTGCTTGTAAGGCTGGCTCTATCATTGCATAGAACTTAGGGTCGACATCTCTCATCTCAGAGATTACAACACCGGTAGGAGATATCCCCAGGATAGATTGTGGGTCCTTCTCGCAACCCCTTACAGAGATAGTAGAGCCGTTGTACAAGTCTACGGACATCTCTCGGTCGTCAATCTTCCTAAATTTTACTATCTTACCATCAAATCTTTCTATCTCAATATCAGGTATAAAATCTATAATCCTACCTCCGCCGTTGGCAGCAGGAAGGACTTTCTTCCAAAAAGAATCTCTTGCTTGTGTCCGGTAAGGGAATATGTAAAAGTAATTCCCCGGGACCTCACTGGCTTGCTTTACAAGTCCAGCCCAGCAGGTAGTCTCTTTGCCCATCTGTCTACCAAACAGGACTAATATTCGGGTATGGCCGCTGCTCAGCGCATCTAACAAACCTAGCTGGTAGTCTCTTGGGGTAAAGTTATCTGGAACTTGTACTATATCTGCCATATTAAACGTCAGCAGCTGTGGCGTCAAGCACAGCAGCACCTTTCTTATATTTATAGGTCTTTACTAATGCCATCTGGTTAATCCTTCTTCTTTCTTCTAGAAGGCTTCCGAGGAAGCCCCAATACTCAGCGCCGATGTGAATTGTCGTCTTCTCATCGGGCTGGCTACACTGGGCGGACCTTTGTGTAGTCTCGAATGCCTGATGTGCTTAGCACAGAGCAGGTTACAATTCCCCGGGACCTCACTGGCTTGCTTTACAAGTCCAGCCCAGCAGGTAGTCTCTTGGGGTAAAGTTATCTGGTTAATCCTTCTTCTTTCTTCTAGGAGGCTTAGGCAGCCTCTCTTTTATATCTTTAACATATTTAGTCTTATGTTTCTTGACATGCTCTATACGCCCGTGTAGCTAGTTAAGGGACTCACCACGAACACAAACTGGTAGTAATTCCCCACATGCTTCTTGCCGAAAGGGTTACCTATTTTATAGCCAATCCTTATCCTTAAACATTTACTCTTTATCCATGGGTAATTGTATACGTAATAATATTCCCAGTATACTTTACCATCTTCTCTCTCAATCTCTACGTAGAAGAAACCTGGCTTGGACCGATCACCAACAGTGTGGTCTCCTTTTAACTTAACCCAGGTTATCCCTTTGCCCCATTTGAACCCTAAGGTCCTGTTCTTAAAATAATTAGCCGGATTCCTCCAGGCTAGCCATATATATCTCCACCACAACACCTTGAAGAAGTTAAACTCTGCTTCTGGGTATACACCCCTCTCCTGTCTGTACTCCTTCCAGCCTGCCAATCCATCTACAAGCCCAGGTCTGGTTGCTTCGTTAATATGTAACTGCTTATTATCAAACCACCTTAGAAACCTCGGTAGCTCTTCTTTGTCTTTGCCAATGAAAGGTAATACCAAAGGTAATACAATAATGCCCACTAACTGGACAGGCACTTGGGCAAGTATGAATATTAAGAAATGCTTTAGATACTTCATACTTCTCCTTATTCGTGTATAGATTGGGGTGGACGATGGGAATCGAACCCACGACGACCGGAATCACAATCCGGGGCTCTACCAGCTGAGCTACGTCCAACATTGGATAATTAGGGGTAGTCGGCAGGGATTGCACCTACATCTCAGGTAATATTACCTGGTCTCTACTTGAGCTACAACTACCATAGTGGGACATGCATATAAGGGTGTTAAGTAGCTTTGCACTACTACTCTGTCTTTCAGCTCTCCCTGTGTTATTGTTGACTATTAGTCAAGGAGCTAAAGCAGGACGATAAATACGCATGTCCCTAATAGTATATTAACACCTTTTTGATGATTTGTCAAGTACTATTTCATTATATTTATCAAATGCACCCTTTTTGTTATTATATGACCACGCCTTGGTCCCAAATTGAGCAGCTGATGCAATGGTCTCAAAGTGAGTATAGTTCCCAAGAGGTTTAGGTCCCATAATGGCGGTTATGGGTCTAATTGTTATCAAATGGACCTCATATTGGTTATTTTTAGGGAAATAATAGACAATTGCCTTTCCTCTCGTTTTAGCCACTATCTCTTCCCTCCCCAGATGCCTGTTTACAGGGGTATTTCGGGACTCTATTGGTCTTATAAACATTGGTGGGGTTCCTTTCTTTAGGGGGTACCTGGTAGGTATAGATGGGTTTAGGGGTTTATCTTGAGACCCCACTGCTTAAATTGACTCTGTGGGGGTATTTCGTGTACGGATTGGGGTGGTGTTTCGTGTATGGATTGTAAATTAGGGGGATATAGGTTATAAAGTAACTTAATGTATACCCCGCTTGTACTCACATCTTGTCTCGGAGGTCTATAGAATATATACTTCAAACATAAAACCCCCTTGTACCCCTTCATTACCCCCCGTATTCCTTAATTTAAGGTATTATCCACCACATTACACGTTGGAAGGTTCATATATAGTACTTAAAGAGCTGGTCATTAAATATATGTGTGTGTGTTGGGGGTTGTTTATACGATTAGAGTACGGTTAGCCATTAAGATTGATATCATTCTTCTCCTTCTTTAAGGGAGCTATTGAGGTAAATAAAACCCAATTTAACCTTGACAAGGGTAATCTGATGTGTCATAGTTAACTTAACTTAACAAAGGAGTTACAAATATCATGAATAGACAAGAGTGTGAAACATGGGTATCCACCTTTGACTGTACCAGAGAGGCTTTGGTTGCCATCGAACAGCAGTTAAACATACTGGTATCAGAGAAGAACAACCCAGGTGTTGGTGAAGAAGAAGCCAATATCTATAAACTAGAGATGATGTATCTCCAAGTAATCCGTAGAAACATCTAGTTTATCTTCTTGAGTTGTCTCATAGTCTCCACCTTTTCTTTGTTAATCAGTATCTCTTCCTTGATGCTGACCTCACCTTCAATGGTACTAGCTCCAGTATAGTTAACTATATTGACCTGAGGTAGTACTTTAACGTTATGTTCTATGCTTCCAGTGTTGTGAACATCTACCTTTTTGGCCTTATCCATCCTCTTTGAGAGCATAGGACCTTGAGCAGAGAGCATAGAATTGAGCTGAGCGAGCCTTCTACCAACCCATCTATCAGCAGAAGCTTCACTTGTGGCATGAGGAGCAGCCTTTAGAGGTGGCATTTCAACTAACATGTTGATCTCATCTTGCTTACTCATGTACAAATAATAGTATGCAGTGCTCATCTTATCGTCAAATTCTTGACACTCTACAGCATGTTTTCTTATAGTTTGAGGACAAGGAACGATAGGACAGCCCTCTTTCTCTTTCTTTTCGACCACACAGCTGTTCCTTGTACACTCTCCTTTGGCTATACAGGCAGTCCTCCTACACTCATGAGACTTATATTCATTATATATCTCCAGTAGATACATACCTTCACTCATCTTCTCAAGGATAAAGTTCTCTAGTTTCTT